GAGACCCTTGTCTCCCTTGAGACCCTGCGGCCCTTGTGCGCCTGTGTCTCCCTTGAGACCCTGCGGCCCTTGTGCACCTGTGTCTCCCTTGTCTCCCTTGTCTCCCTTGAGACCCTGCGGCCCTTGTGCGCCTGTGTCTCCCTTGAGACCCTTGTCTCCCTTGAGACCCTGCGGCCCTTGTGCGCCTGTGTCTCCCTTGAGACCCTGCGGCCCTTGTGCACCTGTGTCTCCCTTGTCTCCCTTCGCGCCGGTAGCCCCGTCATGCCCCTGCCTTGCGACGCTGTAGGATACTGAACCGTCAGAATAGGTGAGCTTAGTCCAAAGGTACTGACCCTGTGGGGCTGACACTACGCTGTTGCTCCACGTCCCCGAGGGTGGTGTGGTGTTGCTCGCCCCAGCTTGGTACTGGATGGACGATGTTCTTAGCGGCGCACCAGTCGCGCCCGTCGCGCCTGTTTCGCCCTTCTCGCCCCTGTCTCCCTTCGCGCCGTTGGTTACCGTGAAGCTGCCAGCGGCGCTACCGTCCGAAAAAGTGGCGGTGTAGGTATCTACAAGCCCAGAACTAGCGGTCTTCTCGATTTTTGAGATTCCGCGCCCGTCCTCACCCTTGTCTCCCTTTACGTTTCCAACTAGAATTTTAGCCACAGAATACCCCCCATCTAGATTATGTAGTATACGTTTCCGCTCTCGCGGTCATATTCGAACTTGGGCGCTTCGCCCGTGCCTGCATCATTATAGCTTGCGATTAGATTTCCGTCAGAATCGACGCCAAGGTTGAAAAGTCCAGAAACGGGCACCGAGATTGCGCTTCCGGTGTCTCCCTTCTCGCCCTTCTCGCCGTCGCGCCCGTTCTTGACGTAGAAACTGCTCTCCGCCCCGTCCGTCATCTTGACGGTGTACGTATCTACAAGGCCGTCCGAAGCGGTCTTGTAGATTGACTCGATGCTCGCTCCAGCTTCTCCTTTGAGGAGCATCACCTTGACTGTCTCGTCTATCTTCGCCATTTCATCACCCCCCTAGAAAGTAACGTCCTGCATTATCTCGATAACGCCGCGCATGACCGTGAAGACATCGCCGTTGCATCCGATTTCGAAGTCGTAGAAGTACTTCCCGGGTTTCGCGTTTGCCGTGTCGCTCGGCGCGACCCGCACAACGTAAGAACCCTGACCGACCTTGGAAACGCCGTCCGAAAGAGACTTCTTGAAGAGGAATCGGTTGTCGCTGCGGTTGGATTTGCAGGTGAAGTAGGCCCGCTCCAAATCCTGCCCGAAAGGCGCTCCCTCTTCGTCGCAGACCTGCAAGCCGAACGAGAGCGTGTCACCGCGAACCATGCGGATGTACTTGTCCTCCATCGCGAAATTAGTTCGCATCATAACCACCTCGAAAAATCTTCTACCCTGATTCCGGTAACGTCACCGCGCCATGATATGACGTTCTCCCCGACGTTCAGGCGCAAGTCGGCGTAATCGCCCGTGACGTGTCGGTTCATCAGGGCATCACCATGATACGCGTTCATTTCCTCGGCATCTATCGTGATGTATCCGTCATCGATTGAGAACGACAGCACGGTGACCGCGTTGATTGCAAGCTCGACGTTGCCGCTGCCGTACACCGTGACGGTCGGCCTTGACACGACGTTCCCGCGATTCGTCAGCGGAATCTCGCTGAAGCTGTTGCTCGCCATTGTGACGCTCAACGTGAAGTCTACAGAAGTCCCGGCCCTAATGTCGAGCCAGAGCGCGTCATACTCGGCGTTCGAGTCAGCCGTCGCGGTCATGGTCGAATCGCCGTTGCTCTTCAGCTCCATGTACGAGCCGCCGAAAGACTTGGACGGTGAGCCGTCGATGAGCCTTAGCGCGCACCCGGCGGCGCTGCCGCTAGCCGAAGCGGTGAGTGTGTAGCTGCCAGAGAGCGGCATGCTCTCGACTGGAACCTCAATATCGACATCGCTCGTCGCATTTCCGGCTACCCTAATGCTTCCGTCGCTCGAAGTGGCTGTGATGCCGAACTTGCTAGCCGTCGAATCCTCGATGTGCAGGAACTGGTTCACGATGTCGAAAGTCCTGTCTACCGCGTCGTGCTTGAAGGGCTGCACGTGCATCTTGACCTTCGCCGTGCGGAACCTCACCAGCCGCTCGAAGTCGATTTGGTCGAGAATCTGGTAGCGGTAGTACTTGTCTGGCTCGTTGCCGAAAACGACCTCACCCTCCGAATCGAAGAACGAGATTGCATCGTCGATGTCGAAGTCACCGTGAAGGCCGATGCTCAGCTGCTTGTCGTAGGCGGAATAGCCCAGCTTCGTGACTACATCCCCGTCGCGCCCGTCGATTGTCTCAATGGACGTGCGCATTTTCGGCTTGCTGATTGGCGGAAGGGACTGGATTATCAGCCCCTTGACGCTCGTGCTCTTCTCGCCGTTCAGCTCGACGTAGTTAATCATATGAAACACCTCCTATGCGTAAATCGCGTTCGTGACCGTGCGCTCCACGAACTTGCCTGCAACCTCATCGTCGAGCACGATGTGTACGCGTCCGAGGGCTTCGATGACAGCGTCAACGACGCTGGAATTGGCAACCGTCCCGGCTGCGGAATAGCCGCCGTATGCAATCTGCTGGTCGCTCACGAACGCCGATGGGTCGGGCATGGCGTCCTGCATCTGGCCGACAACGCTGCCCATCTCGTCGGTGAAGCCCTCGCCGATGCCTTGGGCGATGTACTTGCCGACTTGGTCGCGGAACAGGCGCGAAGGCGAGTGGATGCCGAGGGCGTCCTTCATGCCGTCGAGGATGCCGGACGCGAAGCTCTTCACCTGGCCGGCCAGCCATCCAGCGGCACCGCTGATGCCGTTCCAGATGCCGCGCACAATGTCACCGCCGATGCTGAGAACGCGACCCGGCAGCGAGGCCAACCCGTTGACCACCGCGTTGAACATGCTCCTTGCGCCCGCTGAGCCCTTGCTCGCCATCTGCCCGGCCCACGAGCCGAGGTTCGAGATGACGTTGCCCAAGAAGTTTGCGATGCGCCCGGGCAGCTGCGAGACGAAGTTGATTGCGTTGTTCAGGAACTGCGAGCCAGCGCGTGAAGCGTTGGATGCCATGTTCGAAGCCCAGCCGACGACGTTGGAAATGACGTTGCTCAGGAAGCTCGCCACGCGGCTCGGAAGGTTCTGGATGAAGTTGATGGCGTTCTCCACGAACTGCGAGCCAGCCGAAGCGGCGTTGCTCGCCATATTGGAAACCCACGAGATGACGTTGCCGATGACAGTCCCCAGCAGGTAGCCGATGTTATACGGAAGGTTCTGTACGAAGTTGATGACGTTGCCGACGAACTGCGAACCGGCGCTCGCGGCGTTCGATGCCATGTCCGAAACCCATCCGGTAACCGTTGCGATGACGTTGTTCAGCCAGTCGGCGAACATCTGCGGCAGCTGCGAGATTGTTGTGCCGAGGTTAGAGAAGAAGTCCCCGATTGCCTGAACCGCATCGCCGATGAAGTCCTTGATGCCATTCCACACGTTCATGACCGCGTCTCGGAAACCCTCGTTGGTGTTCCAGAGCACGACTATCGCGGCGATAAGCCCTGCGACAAGCCCGACCACAAGCCCGATTGGGGACGAGAGCTGCGCTGCGTTGAGAAGCTTCTGCGCCACTGTCATTCCCTCGGTCGCGGTCTTCCAGCTTCTGAACGCGGTTACCATCGCCTCGACCTTCTGCGCGACCATGATGCCGCCCAACGCTGCGGAGATTCCCGCCAGCAGCGGAGCTATCGTCGGAAGGTTGTCCTTCAGCCACGAGATGCCCTTCTTGATTGGCGGGATGACCTTGGAGACGCCGTCGCTGATTGAGTTGATGAAGCCCGTGACGTTCTCGGAGCCGATTGCATCGTAAATTTGCATGAGACCGTCAGTGACAGCCGCCTGCATGTTTCCCACCGCGCCCTCGAAAGTTGACGTGGAGGTAGCGGCCTGCTGTGCGGCGTCGGTGAAGCCCAAATCCATGATTGCCTGATTGAACTCGTCGGCTGTGATTTGTCCCTTCTCCATAGCGTCACGGAAGTTGCCCGTGTATGCGCCGTTCTTCTGCAACGCTTCTTGCAGCTTGCCGGAAGCGCCGGGAATCGCGTCCGCGAGCTGGTTCCAGTTCTCCGTCGTGAGCTTGCCAGCGCCCGCCGTCTGCGTGAGAACCATCGCCACGCTTTTGAACGTGTCGGCGTTGCCGCCAGCGACGGCGTTCAAATTGCCTGCGGCCTGCGTCAGACCCGTGTAGTCCTGAATGCCGTTTGCCGCCAACTGCGCGGTCGTGTTGGCAACCGTGTCGAGGTCGTACACCGTCTGGTCGGCGTACGTCTTCATATCGTCCTTTGCTTTGGAGATTGCCGAATCGTCGTAGCCAGCAAAGCTCATGGTTGACTCGAACTTCTTGAGCGAGTCCGAGCCGTTGATGGCTTCGCCCCCGAGATTCTGTATGCCGCTGATTGCGGATTGAATCACGTTGCCAGCGAGGTTGGCAAGGGCGCCCTTCAGGACGGTGAACCCGCCCTCTGCGTTCCGCGCCTTCTCCCCGGCTTCCTCGACCGATTCGCCGAGCTTGCCGCTTGAAGTTGCGGACTTGCCCATCTGCGATTCGAGGTCTTTGATTTCACTCGCGGTCTTGTTTATGTCCGCCTGCGCGTTGTTCATCTGCGTGCGCATACGCGACATTGAGCGCTCGTTCTGGTCGTTCGCCGTGGTCGATTTATCGACCTGCTCTTTCAGCTTCTCGACCACTTCCGCCTGCTGCTTGTACTCGGGCGAGGTCGTTCCTAGCTCGCGCCCGATACGTTCAAGCTCGGACTTCTCGCGGTTGTACGAAGCGACCAGCTGCTCGTGCTTCTCCTTGTTTTGCTGGTACTCGCCGCCCATCTTCTCATACTGCTCGCGCAGCGTGGAAAGCTTCGCCTTCTGCTCTTCGAGTCGATGGGTCAGCGCCGTCTGCTTCGCGGTCAGCGCTTCGATGCTCGTGTCGTTCTTGTCGTACTGCGAGGACACGAGCTTCAGCTCGGATGAAACCTCCTTGAGGTTCTGCGTGATGTTGCGCAGCGCGGCGCGGTACGCGCTCTCGCCTTGCAGCTTGACCGCGCCACCGAAACTTGCCATATAACCACCCCCTAGTTAAAACCATTCCTCGTCGCTCATGGACTGCGCTTCGAGCTTGGCATACGTCGACCCGCTCGCCCTCATCTGCGTCTCGATGTCGAACGTGTCCTTGTATGCCTGATAGAGCGCCCGAAACCGCCTGAGCGTCAGTCTCCCGACTTCCCTGTCGGACGAAAGCCCCAAGCGCGTCCGCCCGATGAAGTAGTACCACGCGAAGTTAATGGTCGGGTCATAATCGAAAATCACGTCTTCGTCGTGGACTATGCGTTTTTTGAATCATCTGCTGCTGAATCGACCACTGTCTGCTGCACCTTGCTCGTCACGGATTCAAGGCCGACTGCCGTCAGGATGCGGGCCACCTTGCGATGTGTCAGCGGCTTCTCGTCGGTGCCGTCCTCGTCGTTGGCGATTTCGATGCCCTCGTTAATCATCTGCGTGGCTCCGAAAACGAGCGCCTTGATGTTAGGCTCACCATCTTCAGGCTCCACGAGCTTGCCCCACGCCTCGATGCTCCCGTACGCGTCTTGGATTGCCTCCATGACGTTGAGGTCGAAAGCGAGCTTGTACGTCTTGTCTTTGTACTCGATTACCTGCAACTTGCTTTTCATGTAGTTCCTTCCTCCTTAAAACAATGGGCCACGGCGATTGCCATGACCCATTATCGCACATCCTTTAGGCCGCGCCGTTAGACGCTGGCCGCCTTGAGCTTGTCCTTGACCCAGGTGACGGCGGCTTCCTTGGTGTCGAACGTCTGCGCAGCAGACCAGTTGCCGTTCGCAAGGCTCGCCGCAGACCCCTCGATTTCGGGCGTCTTGAAGTCGACCTTCTCGCCCTTCGTCTGGTCTTCCTGCGACGGCTCCGAGAACTTGACCTTGTACAGGAACTCGCCCTTGTACTTCAGTGCGCCGTTGACCATCTTGGTGATGACGCGACCGAGGCCGATGTACGGTGCGACGTCGTTGGCGTTGCGCACCATCTCGCCCTTGCCTTCCGGTTCACTCGTTACGGTGTGGCCGAGGATGGGCGCGAAAATCGTATCGTCATCGTCTGCGACACCGAGCGTCACGGACGCGCTGTTGAAGCTCTTGTCGGATTCGGCAAGAGCGTCCTCTGCGTAGAGCGTCGCGTCGTTGTTGGTCACGGAGACCTTGCAGGACACCGCCTTGCCGAAGGTCTTCGCGCCGTCATAGGTCGGTGCTCCGTCCTCGGCTTCAGTGAGCTTCGCCCACCAGATGTTAGTAAGGCCGATTTTTGCCATCTAAATCCCTCTTTCCTTTGCGAAACTGAGCGTCACGTGGAAGTATCCCGTGTCGCTCTCGTACATGTCCCCCGAAGAGCGGGACAATTGCCAAGTCCAACCCGCATCTTCGAGAGCCTTCTTGACTGCTTCTACGAGTGCAGTGTGGTTGCCCTTACTGTACACGTCGAAGTCGTAGTATGTCACGTACCCCAGCAACGAATCGTCTCCAGCATAAGAGCTATCGTCGTACTCTCGGCTGAAAATGACGTAAGGCTCGCCGTGTCCCTCGTAGGCCATGAACCGCACGGGGACCTCTTTGCCGTTGACGGTGAAGCCGTCGAAAATCTTGACTATTTCGTCGTTCATCGGCTCACCCCTTCGGCAGGTACTTGTCCTGCACCTTTTTCATGGCCGATTCGATTTCGCTGCTCACGAAGCTGCGGCGCATGAAAGGGTGCCGAGGGTACGGCGAACCGTGGCGGCCGTACTCGAAAAGGTTGCACACCAAAGGCGCTGGCGTTCTCGTCCCGTCCTCGTTATAAAAGTATCCGTAGAACGCGACCTTGGTGGCAACGCCGTCATCGGATGGCGTTTTGTACGAGCGGGTCAGCTTCAGGCACTTCATGATGCCCGACTTCATGAAGCTCGACGGGACGTTGGCCTTGACGTTCGCCAAGACCTTCTTCGCCCCCTCGCGCGTCATCTCCTTGAGCATCGTGTCGGTGTTCTTGTCAAGGAACTCGAACTGCTCCATAAGCTCGGTCGGAAGTTGTTCATCGAATGCTGCCATCAGTGCGTCACCTCCTTCGCCTGAATCTCCAACTCGACGTTGGCGTAGTTAACGTTGTTCAGATACTGAATCTCGTAGCGCCTTCCGTCGAACAGAACGACCATATCACGGTCGATTTTCGTTTTGAGCGGGTAGCGAATCGTGAAGTTGGTCGTTGCCGCCTCGAAGCTCGTCCCGCTCTTTATGAGCGTGTAGCCGCTCGTCGTTCTCACGCTCGCGTAGGCTTCGAGAACGGGTTCGTCAACCGTGGTCGGGAAGCCCTCAGCATCGTGCGATACCTTCGGCCTGACGATTTGGATGAGGTGCTTGTACTTCCCGGCGTTAATCATCTCGCACCGCCGAAGGCAGAAGGTTGACCGAGTGCATGTCGAGGATGCTCTGCACCGCCAAGTTGACGTTGGACGAATCGACGTACAGGGCGCGGTTGTCGTACATGTCTTGAGCGAGCACGAACAGCGCGACAACGAAGTCCTCGCTCTCGTCGAGCTGAGCCGCAGTCAGGCCAGTGTACTTGCACATGTACGCGGTTGCCGCGCCGATAATCGTCTTTAGGAACCCTTCCTCGGAAGGTGTCACCTCGCCGACCCGCAGATATTCCGCAAGGTCGGTCGAAGTGACCTCCGAGACTTTCGCAATCTGGTTCATCTAATCCCCCCTACTCTTGGGGATTCGCGTCCCCAGATTTCTTGACGCTCCTGCCGCACTTGGGCTTGACCTCTTCGATGTAGCCAGCCTTCAGCAGGTCTGCCACCAGCTCGGCGTTGTCAATCTCGCGCGTCTCGCCCTCGTGCATCGAGATTGCGCCGCTGAAAGACTTCAACGCCTTATGCACTAGCCATCACCAGCTTGGCGAGCTTCTGCTCGTTCTGCACCTTGGAATCGAACTCGAACCAAGCAACAACGCCCGTGGCGTGCTCGTCTGCGTACTTCTCACGAAGAACCTGCGTCGTGATGTTCTCCGAGAACTTAGTGGCAAGGCCAGTCATATCGCCGTAGTAAATCGCGGTAGCGTCAGCCTTGATTTCGGGCATGTTGTCGGAAACGTACACGGGCTTGCCGAGCAGCGTGGAACCGAACGGGGACGTGATATCGTCCTGAAGCAGGTAATGGCCGTCGGAACCCTTCAGCAGTCGGAGCGCCGTGCGGGTCGCAGTGGACATAATCCAAATCGCGTTGGATTGGTAAACGTCCTTGATGCTGTCCTTCAGCTTCACAACCTCGTCGGAGGTGATAGCGTTAGCAGCCGCTGCGGTCACCTTGTTCTGCATGGTGGAAAGGCCGGTCACCTTGTCGCTCGTGCCGATAAGCAGCTCGTGCTCGATGAAACGCGCGATATCCTCGGCCATCTGGTTGACCACGAAGGAAACGATGTCGAACTGGCTGTTGTTGATAAGCGAGTTGCTAATCTTGGAAAGCGCACCGGCGAGGAAGCCGTCAAGCTCGATGTTCTTGAACTTGCCGTTGCTGGAAGTCAGCGGCTTGAACTCCTCGGCGTAAGCAACGGTGATGCCGCCGTCCGTGGTGTCGTAGTACGGAATCTGGAGCTTGCCCTTGACGTTGTACTTCTGCGACTTCTCAAGAATCGGAGAGATGTCGTAAACCTTCTTGATAATCTGCTGGGCAATTGTGGCCGGGATGACCGAACCGTTGTCGGTCTTGGTCAGCTCGCCAGCACGCTCGTGAACGATGCGGCCACGGATGTAGTTCTCGAAGGCGCGGCGCTCCTGCTGCTCCTGAGTCGGCTTAGGCTCGCCGCCAGCGGGCGCAGGCTCCTGCTTCGGCTGCTTGTCCTTGGAATCGTCAAGCTCGTCACCAATCTTGAGCGCTTCCTTGATGCGCTTAACATCGTCGCGAATCTCGGCCAGCTCCTCGGCCTCGTCCTCGGTAAGCTCGCGCTTGTTCACCTCGGCGTCGGCGAGAATCTTCTCGGCCTTCTCAATCTTGTCGTTCTTCAGCTCCATGAGGTTCTTGTAGCTCAGGGAGCGGGTGTGGAAAATCTTCGGCATGTTAGCCCTCCTTCATCTCGGCAATCATTGCCTTGTACTTGTCGTAATTGATTTCCTGCTGCGGTTCTTGCTGCGGTTCCTGCTGCTGTCCGTCATCCCGCGTCTCGGGCGGTTCGGCATCCCCGTCGAAGGATTCCGACAGAAACATGTCGTTCTCGGAATCCTCGCTGCGGGCCATGATGAACGTGCCGTCGTAGGCTGGCACCTTGGAGCGGTCGAGGATGGAAACCTCTTCGAGGTCGAGGTCGTTCACCTCGCGGGTGAGCATGCCGTTCTCGACGCCGTTCTTCACGTCGCGGTCGTAGAAGCCGAAGGACCAGCCCACCAAATCACCGCGCTTCGCCATCTCCATGACTTCCTTGTCGGAAATGGTGCATTTGGCGCGAAGCCCGATGTTGTCCTCGGTCAGCTCGAGGTTGCCCTTCTTGGTGCTGCCGAGGTCGCGCTGCCAGTCGTGGTTGAGCAGCACGTGAACATCGTCGTTGCGCTTCAGGGCACGCGCGAACGCGCCCTTCTTGATTCGCTCGATGAACTTGCCCATGCGCGAGAGTATCGGCTTGCTGTTTCGCTCGACGGCGTTGACGTAGCCCTCGATTTCAACGCTGTCCTCACGGATGTTAATCTGCATTTGCTTCACCCCCTTGCGCCTGAATTGCGCCGCCAGAATCCGAAATGCCAGCCGCCTTCGTGGAGTCCGTGTTCGGGGTGTACGTCTCTCCCGTGGCGGTGTCGAAGAGAACGGAGCCGAGTCCGAGGTCGATGATGTCAAGCCCCCGAACCTCGTTCATGTTCTCGTTGCGGCGCATTTCGTTGATTGTCATTATGCCACATTCTTTTGCAAGCTGGTACGTCTCATAACGCTCCTTGAAGCTCGCCTTGATGATTTCACGGCTGTCGAATGCGAAGAAGTAATTTCGCTTCTCGCGCTCAAGAAGAAGGTCGCGGTTTAGCGCCGTCTCGAAAGCCCGCACGATGGGGTAGATTGCGAACTTCCACGTCTCCTCAAAGTTGTCCTTGATGTGGAAGATGCCGTTAATCTCGTCCGCCATCGTCCGCTTGTTCTCGTTGAGCTGCATCTCGGTTGAAGTGCTCGACGCTTCCTGAAACTCAAGGCCGTTGTTGAGCACCACGACGTTCTCTTCAGAGTTGCCGTAAAGGTTCGACCATGCGCTCTTGAGCGCGTCGATTTCCTCCTGTCCCAGCTTGCGTTGGCTCTTCAGGAAGCCGCGCTTGTTTCCGCCCGCCTTCACCAACCCAAGCTGGTACATGAGCGTCTGGTATCCAGTCTCAAGGGCCTTCGCGACCTCAACCGTAAGGCCGACGCCGCTCGCGCCGTCCTTCGTGTTGCGAAGAATCTTGATGAACTCGAAGGGCTTGTACGTCCCGTCACCGACGATGATGTCGTACGACTTGTAAATCGGGTCGCTGTTGATGTTGATGCTCACCGCGTCGCACTTCACGTAGTACAGACCCGTCACGTCGTTTCGGCTGCGCTCGATGTAGCAATAGCCGCCCTTGCCCATCAAGTAATCTTCGACCATCGCCTTCTTCAATTGAAAACCGTCTAGCGTGTCCCCCGTGTCACCGTTCAGCATCTTCGTTCGCGGGTCGCTCTCCACCTCTTCGACCACACCCTTCTTGGTGCGGTACAGGCGCACGGGCATGCACGCCACTGCGCTCGTGATGAAGTCAACCGCGCCGGATACTGCTGGAAGCATCATCGCCTTGTCGCGGTCGATTGGCTCGTTTGCGAGCAATGCACGCAAGAGCACGTCGTTCACCGTGCCGTCGTTGCCGATGACGTTCTCGGCGGAGCGCTTGCGCTCCAGCCTATCGCTGAGCCATCCCATGTAATCACCCCTTTAGATAACCTGAACCGTGAAGTCAGGCATTTGATTGAACACGACGTCCTGCTGAAGCAAGTATACGGCGTTGATAAGCGATACAACCATATCGACCTTGCCTTTGCTCTTCTTCTTATGGACGTACATGTTTTTGTTCGTGTCGTATGAGCAGCGGGCATTCTGGAAGTTAATTTCTAGCAGCTTGTTGTCGGTGTATTCAAATTCGCCGCAAAGAATCTTCTCCCTCAGAAGTTTCGTCGGCGGATGCAGCACGCTGGAATGCTGCCTGATTTCTACGGTGTTATAGCCAGCGCCTTCCAGCTTCTGCGCGGTGCTGAGAGCGTTCCAGCGGTCGTAGCCGATTGCCTGCACCTGCACGCCGTACTTTTCCTCGATGCCGAGAATGAAGTCCTCGACAACATTGTAGTCGATAACCCTGTCACCGCAGGCGATGCACTTGCCAGCTCTGACGAACTCGTTGTAGTCAATCTTCTCGTAGGCGTTCTTCTCGGGGATGCGTCCCTCTGGCACGAACGCGAAAACATCGGCGAGGATGTTTCCGTCATCGTCTGCCGCCACCATAGCAACCGCCGTGTTGTCGTTCGTCTCCGACAAGTCCAAACCTAGATACACTACGCGCCCGCGCCAGTCGATGTTAGCGACCTTGCAAGCCTGCACGTCGGCAACGTCGATGAAAGTCTCCGTGCCCTGACCCTGATAGATGATGTTGCAGTGCTTGGTTAGGAAGTTCTCGCGTGCCGATTCCACCGCGATTGCGTAGGCTCGCTTCTTCTTCAGGTCTTCCCAGATTTCGGGAATTTCCAAGCTGACGGGATTTGACTGACGCATGACCAAATCGTCCGTCATCCAGTCCTTCGTATCGTCAGGCTCGTAGAGCAAGGCGAACAGCGTATCATCCTCGGCAATGCCGTCCAGCACCTTCTTGGCGTATGCCACCTCGTCCTCGAAAGGATTGTCGATAGTCGGGTACTTTGTGCTGATTACGAATCCCAGCTTGTTCAAGATGTTGAGCTGTCCAGACTTCATTGCTTCGACCGCGTAGCTCGTAGGGAGAGCGCCGACCTCATCAGCACAGAAGGCACTGGGAAGTCGGCCATCCATTCGAGACGTTGAATAACTCAGAGGAACGTATGTCGAGCTTTTCGGCTTGAAAGTGATGCAATCGCGCAGAATCTTGAAACGCTTGTTTCCCTTGTACTCGTACACAAGCGGGGACGAGCGCAGCGTCTGCGAGATTGCTTCACGAATCTGCCTTGAAAGCGCCCCGTCTGGTGCAACCGAGAAGAACTCCGCGAATCGCGGCTCGGTCAGCATGAGGATAATGAAGATGGTCGCTACCGTGTACGTCTTGAAGTTCTTGCGGGCGATTTCCAGCAGTCCGATTTCGTAGCGCCGCTTCTCGGGATTGTCGCTGTGGACGGTGCATAGAACAGCCGTGTACAGCAGCCATTGGTATCCAGTGGTGCATTCGTAAAGCGTCTGCCCAGCCTTCAGGCCCTTGGGCATGACGAGCAGTTTGAGAATCGACTCCATCTGGTGAATCTTCTCGGCGCTGACGAAGTACTTGTCGCTCTTGCCATCGCAGACGTCCATCCATAGGCGCATCTGCTTCTGCACGTAGCGCGGGGTGGTTTCCGCGTCTATCGCACGCTCGCAATACTCGTAGCCCTTATTGCTCGCCATCGCTGTCACCGTTGATTATCGCCATGAGCGGGTCGTAGTCAGAGTCGCGTTCCTCGTCCTCCTTGGCGAATCCCTTGATGATTTTCATGAGCGTGGTCACCGTGCGGTTCGCGCTGTCTGTGGTCTTGTTGTATTCGGTAACGGCGGGGTTCACGTAGATGTTGGCGCGACCCTTCACGTACTCCTTGGTGACGAGCGTCCCCGTTTCCTTGATTGCCTTCTCAAGCTCGGAAAGGTTGCTTAGCTGCACCTGATACCGCTTGAAAGTGGTCACGAAGAAGAAGTTAGTCTGCACGCCAGTCTCTTCTGCAATGCGCAGAATTTCGATAGCCTGCTCTTGCAGGTTCATTTTAGTAGCCATGTTAGCAATCCTCCACCTTTACAGCTTTCATGCCAGTGAGCTTCTCCCACCTGTCGACAATCACGTCGGCATACTTCGGGTCATACTCCATAACTCGCGCCATGCGCCCATTCTGCTCGCACGCGATAATAGTCGTGCCGCTTCCGCCGAACAGGTCTAGGACGATATCGTTCTTCGCGCTGCTGTTGCGAATCTGATAGTCGAACAATCCGACTGGTTTCATCGTCGGATGCAGGTCGGCCTTTGTCGGCCTGTCCCAATCAATGACAGTCGTTTGTTTCCTGTCTCCGTACCAGTTATGGGTTCCAGTACCCTTCCAGCCATAAAGGCACGGCTCGTGCTTCCACTGGTAATCATACCGCCCCATGACGAGCGAGTTTTTATTCCAAATCAGCTCCTGCTTGACTGTAAGCCCAGCTTCCTCGATGGCGGTTGCGAAATTCACGACCTCCCTGCTCGCATACCAAACATAGAATGCCGCTCCGTCAGCCATCGCGTCGTAGGCATTGCCAAACGCTGCGAGGAGGAAATCATGGAAGCCGCTGGCATCCATGCTGTCGTTCTCGATTTTCATAGCCTTGGCGCTCTTGCCAGTGTAATCGACGTTGTAGGGCGGGTCGGTGATAAGAAGCGCAGCGCTCCCACCACCTCCTGCCTGCATGAGCTTGTGAACGTCATCGGGTTTCGTGCTGTCACCGCACATCAAGATATGGTTGCCGAGCCTGTACACATCGCCCAGCTTCGTCACCGGTTCCACTGGTGGCTCGGGAACATCCTCGTCTGCGTCGCTCCCAGCCAAGTCGCTATCGGCATCAAAGTCTCCGAAGTCAACATCGTCGAAGCCGAACACTCCCATATCAATGTCTGGAATCTCTCCAAGCTCGATGTCCAGCTTGTCAATGTCCCACTCGGCAAGCTCGCTGGTCTTGTTGTCAGCGAGACGGAACGCCTTCACCTGCGCGGGAGTCAAATCGTCCGCGACGATGACGGGAACCTGCGTCAAGCCCAGCTTGTGCGCCGCTTTGAGCCGCGTGTGCCCGTTGATGATGACGTTCTCGCCGTCAACGACGATGGGAACCTTGAAACCGAACTCTTTGATGCTCGCCGCTACTGCATCCACCGCGTTGTCGTTCAATCGCGGGTTGTTGGCATACGGAATCAGCGAATCGACGTCCATGTAGGTTACTTTTGTCTTATCCATGCCTTGAAAACTCCCTTCTCGTTGTTCTGAAAGCCGCTATGAGGAAACGTTCGAAAGAATCCCCGATAATCGCCCTTATTGAATGATAATCGCAGTTTTTGACCGATAAACCGCCGTTTTCCAAAAAAGCCCAGCAGCTTGGAAATTTAGTGTCTAGTTAGGGGCTTGTTGATAGCGCGGCAGCGCGCCCGAATTCCCCGTAGGGTAGGGGGGGTTGTTTCCCCCCTAGTTATCGACAGAGTTTTCAACAGGTTATCGACATAGGACGATTAGCGGCCCTCAATCCTCTTGGCCGCAAGCCCTCGCAGGTATCCCTTCGTCAGCTCGCCATCGTCCGCCATCCTGTGGTGCAGCCTGCATAGGCACACGAGGTTGCCGTCCTCAATCAGCCCGTCCGGGTCATCGCGTAGCTTGTCTATGTGGTGGACTTCCAACCCCTCGGTCGTTGCCTTCCCTTGGTCCCTGCATACCTCGCACATCCAGTGCGCATCGTCCCTCACTTGTAGGCTCTTCCTCTTCCACCTTGAGGTGAAGCGCAGCCTGTCCGCTCCCGTCCTCTCGTAGCTGTAGGCTGGCTTCTTCCTCGGGCAAGGCTCGTCGTATGCGTGCATCTTCCCGCACCTGCTGCATGCCCTGTATGCTCCCATGTGCGTCCTCCCCCTCAATCGGCAACGGGCCTCGCCGACTAGACGAGACCCGCTTGGTTGTCCTGCTCAGATGATTTACAGCCGGTTACCCGACCGTGAGAACCTGTCCGGGATAGATGAGGTTGGGGTTGGCGAGTCCGTTCAGCTTTGCGAGGTTCTGCCACGACGTGCCGTACTTGGCAGCGATGCCGGACAGGGTATCGCCGCTCTTGACCGTGTATGTCTTACGGGCCGATGCGCCCAGCTTCGCGTTCACGATTGACTGGATAGCGTCCGGGTCATAGCCTGCCTGAGCAAGCCTGTTGCGCCTGTCGTTTCCGTTTCCCCATGCGCCGTTGATGACCTCGTTTGCAATCTGCTCGTTGCTCTTCTTCGAAGGCTTGAGCTTTGCATTGACGATTGACTGGATAGCGTTCGGGTCATATCCAGCACTTGCGAGACGGTTGCGCCTATCGTCTCCATTGCCCCACTTGCCTGCGATTACCTCGTCAGCGATTTGCTCGTTGCTCTTCCTAGCCGGTGCAGGTGCCGGAGCGCTTGCCGCGCCCACGTACTTTGCCCACGCGGCGGCGTCCATGTATGCCTTGTCGAGGTCGAGGTTTCCAGAGTAGCCGGGGAGCCTGCCATGGCTAGAGTACTGGCGAATGGCGCAGGAGTAGGCTCCCTCGTTCCATGGAGCATCCTGATAGCCGGTAGCGTTGTTGCTCGCGTACTGTGCGACCCATGCGCCGCAGTCGAGAGCCTGCGCGACGTCCCACGGGAAGGAGCTGGCCGAAGCGTAGATTAGCGGCTTGACTCCCGTGCGGTCGATGACTCGCTGGACTAGCTGCTTGAGGTAGCCGGTGTTGCCCCACGCGGAATTCTCAGCGCTCTCCCAGTCGATGCACGGGATGCCCTTGCCGAAGTATCCTGCGCAATGGTCGATGAAGAAGTCAGCTTCTGCCTGTGCTCCAGAGCCGCCCACGTAATGATAGAAGCCGAACGGCTTGCCGAGGCTGATTGCCTGCTGAACCTGCGTGTCGCAGGCTTCCGAGACGAAGCCCACGCCCTGCGTCGCTTTTACGATTACGAAGTCACATGGGACCTTCGATAGGTCGATTCCCGCCTGCCATCCGCTGATGTCGATTCCCTGCATTGCCATGTCTACTCGCTCCTTTCAGATACCTGCTTCGACGTTGCCGCGCTCACTCCGATGAGCGCACCGATGAGAACCCCGGTCGCGTTGAGCGTGAGCACGACCGCATCGGCGTTCGGAATGCCCCACGCCGGGAAGACCGCGCCCACGAACGTTGCGACTGCCGGGCATGCGATAAGCCCGAGCCATTTCAGCACGTGATACAGCTTGTCCGTGATAATGTACTCTTTCTCGGGGGCTTCTTCGCTGACCTCGGCACCACCATTAGCCAGCTCGCGCAGATGTTCGCCGACCGGCTGAACAACGTCATCGCGACGGTTGCCAAATTTGTACTCTTTCATTCTTTCCACCTTCCTAATCGTCCTTTGTCGGCAACGCCATCATCTCGTCGTGGAGGTTCGTGGCGATGCCGTTGCCGCCTAGCCTGTGGTAGCTTTGATAGGTGCGCTCCATGACTTCCTTGTCCACGGTCGAGGCGTGGCCGTCCCGCACGGCATGATGATGCGTCCGCATTAGCTCGCTCCTCAGCAGCGCCCGCAAGGCCGATTTGAAAAGCTCGTTCTCCTCGTCGGCCTTCTCCTTCTCGGCGCGCCTGTTCGACAGCGTTACGCCAAGGAGAGCGACAACTGCCGCCCCCGAGTAAATTGCGAACTGCGAATCGAGTCCCGGCTTCGACACGAGCGTAGCGGTCGCTGCCAGCGCAGACGGGATGCACACCCACAGAAGCTTTTCCCAAAATCCCTGCAATGCCGCTCTTTTCCGATTGGTTTTTTACACTTCCTTTATTATAAGACGCGCGGAGCGGGAATTGCGGGAACAATGAAAAAGGCCCCCATTTCTGGGGGCCTTCTGGCTGCGTCTCCTTTGGCTTTTATCGCATGCGGCAGCAGGTTTTGAGGAAGTTGAGTATGATGCAGATGATTATGAGGCAGGTTTGGCCGGCTATCCATCCAATTACTAGCCCGTTTACAAAGTCCATGTAGGTTCCTTTCTCTATCCCTCACTTGCTGATGCTAGTATACACCTATAGTCACGTTTCGCGGGCGGGAGTCTGAATTTTTTCAAAATAAAAAACGGGAACCCTCTCGGATTCCCGCATCTGGTTATTTTTTCAAGTCGGCGCGTATCAGCTCCTTGATGTAGCCCTGCTTGCTGGGCACGCTGTCGAGCTTTTCAAGCACGTCCACGTCGGTGCGACGGTTCAGCTTCAGGTGAACCTGCCGCGTGTTCTCGGCGTCGTACTTCTTCTGTGCCTTGATTTGCGCTTCAGTTGCCATGCGCTTCACCTCCGGTTGTCGATTAAGTCTGCCAGCATGTCGGTGTCCCTCATCATTGCTGCACCATCTCCAGCATGTCGTTAATCATCGCCACTTGCGGAACGGCCAGATGCATAACGGCGTCCACGGCGAAGCACCAGAAGATTACGAGCGCAACCAATCCGAGTGCAGTGAGTGCGACCACGACGAAGGGCTTGTCGTAGCCCCATGCCTCGTCACCTTCCGTCTTCAAGGCCTTGCGCATGACGAAGACGATGAGCGCGAGGATGAAACCCATCAGCAGGACTCCCGCCAAGTCCTGAATCGCCTTGAACATGCCCCACTGCGGCGCGAAGTCCACGAGGTGCTCGGCGAGATAGTTCGCCCCCACGCCCAACTGCTTCGCGATTTCCTTGATTGCGTCCTGATTCATCAGTTCTTCCCTTCGATTAGGTCTGCCAGCCTCTGCCACATTCCCGGCCCCGAGCTGTCGAGGTTGCAGAGCGCGTCATCGTTCCCGAACAGCGTCCTGCTCGCCCTGATGCACCCGAGGCAGTTGCCCACGGTCTTGTACGCGCTGCCCTCGTCGGCGCACCTGTGGGTGCGCAGAAACTCGACGGCCTCGCGCTTCTCCTTAGTGCTCAGCATCTACAATCACCGACCCGCACTTAGGACAATGGTTCCACCGCATATCGCCGATTGAGTAGCCGCAGACCTCGCAGCACGGCGTCTCCCGACCGTACTTGGTCTTGAACTTTCCGTGGCGCGTGGTGGTCGGACGGTCGATTAGGTCGGCAAGGTGCAACAAATCTTGGTAGCGCGGAAATCTATCAAAAGCGCTGCAGAAGACATTGAACGCGGTGAACGGAGAGTAGTCAGGGTCATCGTTCAGATTGTCCTTGTTACTCTCGGCTACTTCTCGCATCTTCGCCGCTACCTTGCGACGCTCATCATCGGTAATCATTCGTCCTCCTCTATCTTTTCAACGAGGTTGCGCGGGTCCATTCGCATCGCGTCGGCGAGCGCGAAAAGGTTGCCCACGCGCATGTCGCGCTGGAATCGGATGAGGGCACTAAGCGTACCGGGAGTGATGCCCGCCATCTGCGCCAACTGCTTCTGCGTGAGGTCATGGTCTGCCAAGTAGCGCTTGATAACCTTCTTGCTCACCTTGTATTTTGTCGATGCCGGAGCTACCATTTCGCCCTCCTATTCCATGCCTCTGTGGCCTGTTGCTTTATGAAGTAGACGCCTGTCTCTGGTAGAATCAAGCACTTGTCTTTGTTACCGCACCTGACCTTGAACAGCTCGCAGCCCCAAAATACGCCGTTCGCGAACTCGGCATCTCCGCCGCAGAACGGGCACGTCTTCAGTTTATTCATGGTCGAACACCCCTTCCCAGTCATCGCATGTCTCGTTCCATTGCCGTATGACATCTAGAGTCAGCTGCAGGTCGCTCGGGCGACACGCCTTGGCGAGCGGCCCGGTGAGTACATAGTCGCGTTGTGCGTAGATGTTGCACTCCTTGCAGATGACTATCGCTGACAGGGTACGGTTCAGGTAGTCCTCGTTTATCCCGATGCGCAGGTGCTCGGTCGAATGGCACTTCGGACACGGCTTCATGGTCGTCATTCGTCCTCACCCCTCAGCTTGCGGATGCGGGATACGATGTCCTTAAGCACTTTCGGAGCGCAGCCGTCTGATGTATTTCGGATAGCGCAATTTCGACAGGTTCCATCCTTGCTGAAGTACATGCAAGCTGTGTTTTCTGCAACGCACATGTCCAAATCCTCTTCCAGCTTCTCCCAGCTGTCGGGCGGGGTGAGGTGCATCGCTGAAGCGAACCTTTCAAATCCGCCCACGAGCACGACACTCCAGCCGCTGGAGTAACTTCGCGGCGCATATGTAAAGTACGAGACATCATTTGGATGGCCGTCCTTGTCGTACAGTACCTCGGTGTCCAGCGGAATCTCACGCCCCTCGGCATCCTTGGGTAGCTCGATATTCATTTGCTTTCCTTTCTGTCGTTGTGCCATAGAAAAGACCTTGGGGTCAGTATCCGTACTACGAAGCCTCCCGCTCCCAATAGCTCTCGCACGCTCGACTGCGCGTTCCTGCCTAGTTGCGTTCGGCCCCCCGGAGTCGAACCGGGTGCGTTCTTGGCGTGGGCAGTCGAACCCCCGCCGCCTGTATATCGCGATTACGTCCGCGCCCTAATGCCTTACCTTTACTGAGGTCTAGTTATTCGGCATCGCTGCACAGACGGTTCACGCGCGATACGATGTCGGCCATCATAGCCTCAAAGCACGTCTTGTCTCCGCGATTGAGTCGGCACCCATTACACATACACGTCACGCCGAGCCGTCCAACATAGCAGCATGCCAACTCCCTGTAGAGAGTGCCGTTGGCGTCGTGCTTGGCCTGCACGCGGTTGAGGTCTTCCGCCAGCTGCTTGAGACTGTCCTTCTTCTCTAGGTGCATGGAATCGAGCGGGCGCGTGTACACGATGTCATCGGACGGCGTGAAGCATTTAACGTCCCAGCCTGCGGCAAGTTTGCTCGTATCGAAGACGAAACCGCTGACCATGTACTCGACACCGGCGTCGTTGTACATCACCTTGGTATCCAGAAGCACCCTGCGGCCCTCGGCATCCTTCGGTGCCGGTACATCGATGCTGTACTCACTGCAAGTCGGTGTGTAGTTTGCCATTGTTCTCTCCTTTGCTCATTGGAAATATGCCGTTTTTGTCCACCTCTGGTGAGGGGAATCGGTTGAGAACCTTGGTGCGCAGCTCCGCGCAATCGGCGCTCGGATAGGTCGGCGCTACCTCTTTGCGGATGAGCGCGGCGCATGCCGCTACGCCATATGCCATATCCGATGACGCTGGTTTTTCATCACGCATAAAGCACCAATGAAACCTGTCAACGTTGGCCAGCGCCCTCTCCCACGCCTTGCAGCGTTCGCGGTACATCTTCATTCGGTCGCGCGTCTTGGATAGCTTCGATTCAAGCCCCCGGCAATGGCGCTCTAGGTTTGCGTACCGGCGCTTTAGGTCGGACAGCTCTTCGGTATAACTCAGTGCCAGCGTTTGGTAATCCTGCATCACTCGTCTTCCTCCTCGCTTTGTTGGCTGAATATGCCCCCAGTCGTGCGCCATGCCGAGTACGAACCCGTCAGCATCGACCAAAGCAGGCAAAGCGTCGAATCGTCCCTAAGGCTCTTCGCGCCTTGCATCCTATAGTCATATGCAAGGCGCAGCTTGCCGCCTCTGTCGGGGCAGTAGACCTGCACACCGAACGGCAGCAGGCGTCTGTCGTGCAGCTCGTCCGCAAGGTCGCGAGGGCACACTAGCCAGTTCTCGTCACCGTGGAACGTCAGGCCGTGGCCGCTCTTGAAGTCATCCATGCACGACTTGACCTCGACGAACACGAACCTGCCGTGCTCCAGCGCGCAATTCCTGCCACCAACTCCGGGGGAGAAGGCCACGAAGTCGACCCTGTGGTGACTGTCGACCCAGACCTCCTGCGCGACGATGGCGAACTCCCTGCGCAGCTTCGCAGCCACTTTTCTGGAAAGCTCTGCGGTCACGTCACCGCGCTTGTCGCTAGTGCATGTCATCAAAACCAGCTCCGAACATGCAGTCGTAGTCGCACTCCCAGGTCTCTCCGTCGCGGCTCATGGTCGCACCGTACCTCGGGGTATCGTCGGAATCGTTGCCCCAGAAGTGGAAGTGCCATCCCAAAAAGTCGAACTCCTCGTCGTACTTGTCGGCGGCGTACCTCGTGTTGTCGTACTCCTCGTAATCGTCCCACCCGAACTTGCGGGAAAGGTCATCGAACGTGTATTTGGTCGGCTTGTCCTCGCCGTCCTCCCACTTGTAGACCTCTGGCCAATACTGCTTGTAGCACCCGACGCGGACGTTGCTGTCTCCCATGACTCCGTGGTGCGAGAACTCGAACCACTCGAATCCGTCATGGTGCTTCATGATGTTCGCGTACACGCGTAGTCCAGAAGGCAGCGAAGCCTCGTCGGTGTCGTATACGCCCACGTCCTCCTTATCGGTTCTGCGCTCGCCGTTGAGGTACACGAACGCGCCGTAGTCGCTGTATGCCATAGCTAGTCCTCCGTTTCGTTATCGCGCCCGGACCATCCAAGCGCTATCGTTACGTCCATGCGCTCGGCCTGCCCGCGCACCCTCGGGTGCTTCCTCACGTGCAGGTCTACAACCTGCGCATCGTCGGCCCACGCAACCCCGGTCAGCGCGTCGATGACCAGCTTGGCCTCGCTTACGGCGTCGGGCTTGAAGGTGTCCGGCTCCGAGCGCACGCACCTCTGTCTGCTGTCCGGCAGCGGCCTGTAGACGTCGATGGCGGCTATCACCGGCTCGTGCGGACCGAAGGCCGGGGCCTTGATATCTGCCGCGCCCATCGCCTCCTCGCATGCCGCCGTGACTTCCCTCTCTGCTCTCAGGCCAGCCACGAGACCGACCGAGAACTCGATGCGGGCCGTCATGCCGGAACCTCCCCGAACAGAGCGAGTACCGCCCACAACACAGCCGGTATCAACACGTACTCGATAACCCAGCAGAGTCCGATGAACCCGACCGCTGCGCACGCGGCCCTCCACGGGAAGCGCGCGTGACGTCTCCAGCACCTCGACGGCTCCTTGGCGTACTCAGTCAATTCCATGTCCTTCATTTTTCCTTCTCCGTTTCGTATTTCGGTACTAGAGCCATTCGCCAGTGAGCGCATGATGCAGGTAGTTCTCGGCCTTTCCAAGCTCTATGTCTAGAGCGTCCTTCCTGCCAGCCCTCAAAAGGTATTTGAGCGCGTTCCCGACGTCCCATGCCTGCGCCATTCCGAACCCTTCTGCGGATTCGACGCGCCCCATGACGTCGGCTATCACGTCCTCGGCCTTGACCGCGCCGCCGCACAGCGAGTAGCGTTCGCGCCCGTCCACTTTCTCCATAACGTTCCTTTCTCTCTGGGATTTGCAGTGACGGCCTGTATCTCGATGGTATGTGCCGTTTGCCCTTTCCCTTCCTGATGTATCTAAGTATATACTGATATTTAAGAAAAGTAAAGTCTTCTCGGTGATTTTTTAGGCGGCAATTCCTGGCATGGAAAAGCCCCCATCTCTGGGGGCCTTCTCCTACCTTACGAAGAGCGCCTTGTAATCCTCAACCTTATCCAGAAGGAACCACGTTGCCACGTCGTAATCCTCCTTGTCGGATTCCGTCATGTCACCGACCTTTCCGCTCCAATGGAACCGTGAGCCTTCGTAAAGAAGAACCTCATCGTCGGGCTGGAAGTCAGTATCGAAGATTGTGTTTGCCATTTGGGGGTTCCTTTCTCTCGCTTTCCCCTATTGCGGTTACTAGTATATACCTATATCGAGCAGTCGCAAGCGAGACCCTGAAACTTTTTTCATTCATATATGGGCGCGGCCCGCAAGGTCGGGACTTGCAGGCCGCTAGAGAAAGGAGCACCGACATAGGTGCGGCTACATTCTACCACGGAGGAACCTGCGGAGCTGCTTGGCTGGGCTTGTTCTCTCGTAGTGCATCCGTCTCGCTATCGTCTCCCAGCTCTTCCCTTCGAGGAACCTCATGACCGCTATCGCCCTGACCCTCGTGTCTGGCACCGTCGCTATGAAGGCCATGACCTCCAGCCTTGCGGCTTCGACCGCCCGCGCCTGAGCGTCAATCGCCCTCAGCACGTCCTCACTGCTCTCTTCGGCTGCGACCCTGCGGAGCGCGTCCAGCTCCGCCTTGAGATGCACGGCCTGCGAAAGCTCGCGCTCGGTCACAGCCCGAGAAGCTCCTTGGCTGCCGCAGTCCTCGCAGCGTAGTCCGAACGTCGGCGGTCTTGCCCATTGAAGGCCACGGGGACGCACATGTCCATGATGCGGCTGTAGATTCGCTGCTCTCCGATTCCGTCGGCACCCATGAGGTCGCGTGGGTTGATGTTCGTCGTGACTATCAGGGGAAGCTTCGAGCGGTATCGCGCGTCTATCACGGCTGTGACCTGCTCCGTCATGTACTCGGTCTTTCTCTCGGTGGCGAAGTCATCGATTACCAGAAGGTCGAACTTCTGTAGGCTGTCGATGTACTCCTGCTTCCCCGAGAACCCGCTTGACAACTTGTTGACTATCCGCTGGAAGTTGGTCATAAGGCACGGCGTGCCGCTCTCAATGAGTGCGTTCGCTATGCACGCGGCCGCGAAGCTCTTCCCGCTGCCTACGTTTCCGTAGAGCATGAGGCCCGTCCCGTTCTCGAGCATCTGCGGGAACTTCTCGACGTAGCGCTTCATCGCAGCCATCGTCTTCGAATCCTTGCCGTCATCGTTGGCGAACGTCCAGTCACGCATCTCTGAGTCAGGGAAGCCGGTGCGGCGCATCCTGTCAACGCGCTGCATCCTCTCGCGTGCCCTGTCCTCTTCCTTGAGCCTTTCCTCCCGCTCGACCTCGCACCTGCACATGCAATACGGCTTGAGTACCCTGCCGCCGCACTCAATCTCGCACTGCTTGGGCGTGTGGCACTTTCCACAGTAGAGCAGGCCGTCCTTGATGTAGTCACCCTCGTGCGGCTTGTGGTTCTGGGCTGCCGCCTTGGCAAGCCCCTCGATGATTCCGTTCGTGTCCATGATTATCCTTCCTCTCTCTATCGCGGCTTTGTCTCTATCGCGTCTTCGGCGCGTACTTTCCGACCTCCAGAACCTTGTCCAGCTCCTCGTCACCGGTGCTCTGGTAGTAGTAGTCGGCGTCTACCTTCTTGTCGAAGCCGCTCGATGTTTCACGTGAAACGGTGCCCCTCTTTGCGTCCCTGTCGCGCCGTGCCCAATTCCGAATCGTTGCTAGGTGGTTCTTGTAGCTCTTACCACTTGATGCCATGTAGGCGCTGAGCCTTTCGATTCTCTCCTCCCAGTCCGTGGGAAACTCCGTCTTGAGCTTCTCCATGTCTGAGTCACTGAGAAGGACGTTCTGGTACTCTCCGTACTTGTGGCGCGTCTCCCTCTTTGATTCTTTAGTAGTTGGTTTATTCGTACTTTGTTGTTTAGTACTTAATTGGGGTTCATTCCCCAAGTTGGAATTTACCAAGTTGGGGTTTTCAAAGCGTGGATAATCGCAGACAATCCAGACGCATTTTCCCATTCTCCCGTTTTCGTCGCGCTCCCTTGTCCGCGATAGGAAGCCAGCGGATTCCAGTTCCTTGATTGCTGACCTTATCGAAGTCTGGCCGTCTTTCAGTATCGCCTGCAACCCGTTCTCGCTGAACTCCCAATCATTGGGAAGTGAGAGCATCGTGCATAACATCCCGCGAGCCTTGAGCGATAGGTCGCTCCTGAAAACATCGTTGCTGATGCACGTGTATTTTTCCTTGTGCTCTTTGCGTAAAAATGCCATTTTGCACCACCTATGAGAAAGCCCCATCACAGGTAACGGCTGTGATGGGGCTTTCTATTTTTCATGCCGTGAAGGCTTGAAAAGCTATGTCATTGCAAGGCCGTTACCCTCGCGTTCCTAAATTATAGCATCACGGTTCCTCGATGTTGATGTGATTGATGTACGCCATGAGCTTTTTCTTGAGCTTGTATTCGGGCGTTTTAACACCCTTGACGTCTTCGACGACCTGCTTGCCGTCGCGGTAGTAGACGAAATCGGCGATGTACCGCATGCCCCGATACTTAACCCCGTCGCATTCGAAACTCGGCAAAAGCTCGAACGGAACCTGAAGGAGCAAGCCATGAATCTCGTTATTTTCCTCCATTGCGCGGAGCTTGGTATACCGCTTCGCTTCCTTGGCGCTGTCGAACTCGATGCCGTCAACGGTCGTCTTCTTCGCGTGGTATTTACTTGCCCGTGCTGCCATTGTCTTCACCCTTCCCGAAGCTGTATCTTGCGTACCTCGTGGCCTGCCCGAAGCGGTTCTTGCCGTGCTCCCGCTCCGTGTGTATGTCGTGGCCGTCCTCCTTAAGCTCGAAGATGACCGCCGCGAGCCTTGTGACTCCCAAGTCCTTGAATGCGTCCAGCGGCGTGATGCTGCCGAACTCGCGGATATAATCGAGAACCATCTTCTTTTGGCTCACCATCGTTGCCCCATTTCTCTATTCGTAGTTCCTTCCGATTATTTGCATCCAGTCATCGAGTGACCATCCGTAGTGCTCCATCGCCCTCTGCTGCGAGACCTCTTGCAGGTACTTCTCGAACGGTCTGTTGAAGTGCACCGCATAGTCGCTCATGTTGTGGGCTTCTGGCGGCAGGAATACGTACAGGCCAAGCTCGATTGACTTCTTGCGGTTCGGGCCGTGAAACACCTCGTGCCGCACGAGCCACGGTTCTCGCTCGTCGTACCAGCGAATCAGGACACCGTGGCGCTCGTCGTACCATTCGCCGCACCCGAGAATGCTGTGCTCCTTCATCCCTCGCCCTCCACGTACCTCAGCCGTGCGATTTCCTCGCGGGTGAGAACCGGGATGCCCTGCGCCTCGCATTCCTCCCGCGCCCCGTCGATGAGACGCGAGAACTCCGTCGAATCCATGTGGCTCGAACCCTTGTAGACTCGATAGTGCGTGAACTCGCGCCCGCCAGCGAATCCCGTTCCGATTTCCTCGTAATAGCGAAAGTAGCCGGACACGTCGATGTCGGAACGCACGCTCACGACCTCGAAAGGCGCGTGCTCCCTCAGCATGCGGAAGTGAAGCTCCGAGGTCGGGATTCTCAGGACTCGCCCAAGCTGGTTGAGCATCGACCAGTAGTATGCGTTCTGGGTTAGCGTGCGCTTGCGCTTGCGCTCCTTGATTTCATAAAGCTGCTCGCCCTTCGGCTGCGAGAACAGCCAATGAATGATTTCCTCGGCTGTTCCAATCGTGCTACCAATCATTCCGCGTCACCTCCTTCCAAGTGAGTGGGCGGGACGCTCTGAAGCGCCCCGCCGATTAGACTAAAACGTAGACTAAAACGTAGACTAAAACGGGATGTACTCGTCGTAGACGGCCTGCGCCTGCTGTGGCGGCTGGTAGTCCTGCTGCGGCTTGCGGTTCTGCATTAGCTCGATTTCCCGTGCGATGATATCGACCTTTGAATGCTTCTTGCCGTCCTTCTCCCAGCTCGAATAGTGGAGCTTTCCAGTGATTGCGACCTTCATGCCCTTCGTGAGGATGTCGCTCAGCGCCGTGGCTCGGTTCCCGAACGTCGAGCACTCGAAGAAGTTGGGCACGTTCTCCCAGTGCCCCGAAGCGTTCTTGCTGCTGTCATTCACCGCGATGCCGAAGCTCAGCACAGGCGTGCCGCTCTGCGTGCTGCGAAGCTCAGGGTCGCGTGTCAAATTTCCAACGATTAAGACGTTGTTGATGCTCATTATTCGACGCCCCCCTTGTCGTTCAGCTCTTCGAGCTTCTTGTCGTATGCGTCCCCCATGATGTGGCGGAAGACGGCGCTGGTGGTCGCATCGTTCCATGTGAGATATTTTCCAGACCAATCAGTGCCCGCCCTGTTGAGCAGGACGTCCTTGGCCATCTCAAGGTCGAACTTCGCCTTCAGCAGGTTTTTGTATTCAGCGGTCGCGATTTGCACCATGTTGCTCTCCATTTTCATCGTTCCTCTCTATTTGCCGGTTGCGAAGACGTATGCCCTGCAACCCTTCGTATCGTTGTAGATGCTCAGCCCGGTAATCTGGCCGCTCTCGATTCTGACCTTCTCGCAGCGGAAATTGTCATAGCATTGAAAGCGGCCGTTCTTCCCCTGCTTGATGTTGCACTTATCGGCGGGAACCCAGATGAAAGGCGCTGTGTAAAGCTCGCGCCCTATTCCCAGCATGAAACCGGCACGCTTGAATGCGTCCGAGGCGCGCCCCTTCTCGGCTTCCATGTTGGAAGGCGTGCCGTTCGACTGCTTGGCAATCCACTGTGATTTTTCCGCGTCCCAGATTTCGATTGTGCAGAACAGCTCGCCGTTGATGCTCTGGTAGCTGTCGCGCCAACCCGTCATGCCGAAAGTCTCGTCGAGGATGCGCATGTCGCAGCGGCTGTCCTTGTAAAGAAGAAGAGCCACGCCCTTCTGGCTGCATTGCGCCACGCGCACCTCGATTTCGTCTGCCCTCAGCTCGCGCATATCACTTCACCTGAAGGCTTTCATTGGTGACGATTTCGGCGTGCTCGATTTCGCGCCCGGCATCGAGAGCAGCCTTGATTGCCTTGAGGTTCGGCGTAGGCTCCTTGTAAGTCAGCAAAGCACCGGCGTTCTCACACGCCCAGTCGATGAAGTAATCATCGACCTGGACTCTCTTGGACTTGCGGTAGCTGCAACGCAACTTGGGCGATTCGAACTTCTCGCCCTTCAGCGCGTAGACCAGAAGGGCCTTGATTCGCTCGGCCTTGTTCTCCACCGCCTTGCGGCGCTGTGCGAGGTTCGCTTCCTCTTCCTTCATCGCCTTCGCTTCGGCCACGAGGTTCTTATAGAAGCAGCCGATGTTCTCGACCTTCTGCGTGCGCTCCATCTGCAGCTCGTCGAAGCGCTTCTCGTCCTCAATCTCGCCCGTCTCCATGTCGACCAGCGACAAGATTGAATCGTCTATCTCGTAAATGCTCATACTCATAGCAGTTCGATTCCCTCCTTATTGGTCAGTTCTTTCAATTCTTCGTCGGTGTAGTAGACTGGCGCATCAGGCAACAGCTCATTTATCAGGTCATAGAGTGCCACCAGATGCTCCCTTGATGGTTTATGCCGTTCCGTCTGAATCACCCCCGAAAAGATAGTCAAGACCTGCGTGGCCGTTTTTCATGGCGATTGCCTGTGACAGCTTGAGCATTTCGTCAAGCCTCCACTCGCTAGAGCCATTTAGCAACCTGTAGAAAGTCCCAAGGCTTACTCCTGCGGCTTCCGCACACTCGCAAGTGGTCATGCCTGCGCGAGCTATCTCCGCTTTAAGATTCCGATACATCCATGCACCTCCTCATTTGTGCTCACGGTGTGCTCTTTTGTGCTCACCTCGTATGCCAATCACTATACACCCATTTTTTGCAAACCGCAACACAAATCGGTAAAATTGGTAAAAGTTTTTGTCAAACCTGACTACTTTTGTGTTTACTTTGATAAACGCACATGATATATTAGAGATGCGCAAGACGCGAGACAATGACGTTTCGACACGAAAGGTGGTGAATCGACATGGCATTTTGTGACAATCTTCGAGCACTTATGAGCGCAAAAGGGGTATCCCGTCGAAAAATGGCGAGCGACTGCGGAATATCGCCAAGTGCGGTTAATTCATGGTTCAATCGGAGCGCCGAAAATATCAGCTTGCCGACATTGCTTAAATTATCCGAATATTTCGGTGTAACGATTGAGGAATTAGTACACGGCACGCAACAGCGAGAGATAACTTTTTCAAACCGAATTTACAGCGACAAAGAACTTGAAGAAATACAACTATTTGCACAATTTTTATTACACCGACGAAAGGACTAGATATGCATGGCATACGCGATGTACTTAAGGAAATCCCGCATAGATGAAGAAGCAGGGATAGAGAACACGCTAAGCAAACACGAAACCATGCTCCGCGACATGGCCGCGAACATGGGCATACACGTAGACGAAAGACACATATACCGTGAAATAGTATCGGGGGAGAGCATAGACGCGCGACCTCAAATGCAACGCCTGCTGAAGGCCGTGGAGATGGGACTGTATACCGGCGTCCTATGTGTCGAACTCGAACGCCTCAGCCGAGGAAACGGGGAGGACCAAGCGCGCATACTCCGAACATTCCAATTCAGCGGCACGAAAATCCTAACGCTTAACAAGGTGTACGACCTTGCAGGTGATGATGAGTTTGACGAAGAATTTTTCGAGTTTGGACTGTTCATGAGCCGCCGCGAATACAAGACGATAAAACGCCGTCTGCTGCGCGGCAGACTCCAAGCGCAACGCGACGGATATTTCATCGGCAGCGTTCCACCATACGGGTATGGCAAACGCAAGGACGGGAAAGGGTGGACGCTATGCCCCGACCCACACGAGTCGCACATCGTGCGCCTAATATTCGACCGATACGCTCAAGGTGCAAAAATCAACGATATTCTTCGCGAACTCCAAGCGTCCGGCGTCAAACAACGAACAGGCAACGACTTCACCCGCACACGAATCGGCGAAATACTGCGAAACCGCACATACCTCGGAGAACTGCAAACCAAACGAAAAATAAAAAACCGCCGAATAATCGACGGGGAAATAAAAGAAACCTACATACGTAACAGCGGCATGGAATACGTGCAAGGCAGACACGAGCCGATAGTCAGTACAGACACTTTCGACCAATGCGCCGCACGCCTGCGCACCATGGAAACACGCACACGCTACGCACACACAAACCGCAACCCGTTGGCATCACTGGTCGTATGCGCTCAATGCGGCAAGACCATGCAACGCACCAACGGCGCGCAAGCGGAATACCTCATATGCAAGACGTTCGGCTGCACGACCAAAAGCACGAAACTCGACGTAGTGGAACGGCTGACGGTGGACGCCATACAAGCTGAATTGGAACGCCTGACCTACGTGTGGGCGGAATACGAAACAAAAGCGAATGACAACACCAACGAACTGCAAGTCCTAGAGGCAGAGATAGACAAACGGCAGAAAATGCTCGAACGCGCCTGCGAAGCCTACGAAACAGGCATATACGATAGAACCACATACCTGCAAAGGGTGCAAAAGGTCAACGCGGAAAAGGCCGAACTGACGGCGCGCCTTGAAGCATTGCAAGCCGCCGAACCCGAACGCGACATAAAACGAATCCCGGTGCTGTCCAAGGCATTGGACGAATACTGGACACTCGACAGTGAAGACCGCAACCGCCTGCTGAAAGGCATGGCGGAACGAATAGAATATGAAAAGACCGAGCGCGGCACGGGATTGAACCCACGCCTGCGCGTAACTCTCAGAATCTAAATGTTTATCATCTTGTGCCAGATTTATAGGGCACGCGATGATAAACAGACAGAGAATATAGACAAACATAGGCGGATAGCGTAGTGCTACCCGCCTTTTTTGTGCTTAGCTTACCCGCTTCCACATGAACACGACCAGATACGGAGGAAGGTTGTTGTGTGGCTTGCCGCCGCCAGTTGCCTCCGTCGAGCTGCCTTGGTCAACAACAGCATTTGCACCTTGCCCAGTACCAGTAAGACCCCACGCTTTGGTGTTGCTCCACTCAAGCCTCTCAGGGTGAGTGTGGGACGGCATCTCGTCAACTGTGAGAGTGTGTGTGACCTCGCCGCCCATTTCCCCTGACGGGAAATTCTCGGCACCAGCTGCATAGCTTCCCCAATAGTCGGTCGTATTCGCTGCGTTGGCTCCAGCACCGATGAGGAATCGGCCTTGCGAGATTCGCTCCCACGTCCCACCGAACAATGCAGCGGGATTCACGTCGGTCACGCTCAGGTAGATTGCCCCGACCGGGTAGGCTCCCTGAGCCGTCAGCCATGCCGAATCGCCGAGTTGCAGAACGTCCGATTGGCTGGGCAGGCAGTTCACGCCGACGCTCGATTTCTGGGTGTCAATGAAGAACGACGGGATGCCCTTTCCAAGCGTGAGGTTGTAGTCGGTCGATTCCAGCCTGTCCGCGACGGTCACGACGAAGTCGTAGGCGGAATCCCTGTCGCACGTCACCGTGGACTGGATTGAATCGGCCAACTCGATTGGCGTTCCGTAGCTCGAATCCGAGACCTTCTTGAACTTCGCGGCGATTGTCACGGCGTTCTTGCCATTAAGGTACGAGTAGCGCGCGTTCGCGGTGATGTACGTCGTAGGCTCGAAGTTGTTCAGTCGGTGCAGGTCGATGACCGCAGTAGGTGCGCTGTAATCATCGACGGTCACCTGAACCGATTTGCTCGCAGTGAACCCACGGCTGTCCGTTGCCGTGACTGTCAGCGCCTGAGAATACGAGACGTCAACAGCACCGAGCGAGACTGTCCCAGAACTCTTAACTGTCTTTGATACCCCACCGAATGCGACGGTGTAGCTCGCGATGGTCGCGCCCTTCTTTGCTGTCGCGGTGGGCACTTTCACCGCAAGCGTCGAATGGTTCTGGATGATTCGCGACTTGTCACCAGTCACAGCCACCGTTGCCGCGTTGGCGTCCTCATATGAGACTGCTCCAAGTTCGGGCGCTGCATCGACGACGTTCATCTTCCTTTCGGCCCGCGAATAGTAGGCCGTGCCGTCGATGGTCGTTTTCAGCGCATACGTCACCTTCAGCGTAGGTGAGTTCCTGCTCGCGTTGCGCAGGGCCGTGCGCTCCGAATCGGTGAGCTGCATCGTGTACGAGCCGCTTGCCCCGCTTATCGCTCCGGCCCTCGTGATGCTCCCGCCCTCGAACTCGATTGAGACGTCGCACGAGAACGAAGACGGGTTGCTGTAGGTGAGCGTCGGGTCCGTCTCGTCGGTGAAGTCGTTGGCGGTCACGATGGTCGCGTTTCTGGCTATCCTGTCAAGAGTGATGGAGCCAGATGCCGTGATGCTCCCGACCTTCTTGCCGTCAATCGTGGCGTTGATGTTGAACGTGTCGGAAAGCTTCGCGGTCTTGGTTCCGTCCGCGTCATGCGACACCCTGTGGACGGTCGTACCGAGAAGGACGGAGCCGCCCTTCTGGTTGATGGCCCCAGAAGTGTATCCCTGCGAGACACCTCCGACAGAGCATGTGTTCGTGCGAGAAGCGATGTTCAGCGAGTACGCGGGGCCGATGACGAGCGTGTGCTTGACCGTCACGTCGGAATAATTGCCAGCCGCGTTCTGAACCGCGCTCCAATCAGCGCGTAGCGTGTAGCCGCGATATGCGCCTGTGATGCTTCCGCTTGATGCCATTCGATTCCCCCCTTCCTATGCGAGTGCTACGAACGCGATTCCCGTGCTTGCGTTCGTCTGAATCGGTACCATCTTCATCAGACCGCCGATAGCGAGCGAGCTGTTGATGTACCCGTTCGCCATGTAGAACACGCCGTCGGTAACGCCGTAGGTCGCGTTTCCCTGCGCGTCGTAGCCGACAAGCCCCTGCGAAGCGTTGATTTCGATTCGCGAGCCGTCGTTGGCCCACATGCGAAGCCCGTCCTTGTCGAGCTGTCCCAGCAGCGAGCCGCCCGCCGAGCGAACCTCCATCACGCCGTTGCCGTTTTCGGTACCTCCCAGCTTCAGCGTGCCGCCCTTGATTAAATCGGCCACGAAATTGATGACGTTGATATTCTGCATGTTCATCGTGCCGTCGATGCCCCACGCGCTCTCGAAAGTCCCGGCGATTCCGTTGCGCGAGAAGGCGATGCCGTTGTCATTTATCAGGATGACGTTGTGCGCGTCCTCCTTCGGGAGCGTATCGAGCACCATGATTTTCGAGCCGTCGTAGATGACGTAGGAAGCACCCATCGACTGCGTGATGCTCTGGGTCACAGTGTCCGCGACCCCTTGAATCGCATTGTTGACCGTGCTCTGGGCGGCGCTCTGCGCAGACGATTGGAGCGTCCCGGCAAGCCCGCTGAGCGTCTTCTGGAAGTTCCCGAACTCGATTTCGGTGTACTTGCCGAGAATGCAGTCGTAGGTGAACCCGATGACGCTTGTCAGGATGTGCACGCCAAGGCGCTCGTCGATGACTTCCACCGTGTCCCCGATGTCGGTCACGCGTTCGAGGTTGGCCTTCAACGTGTAGTTGACCTTCGGCACGCAGTTTGCGTTGACGTAGTCCTGTGCCTGCCTTCTCAGGTCATCGACAAGTGCTTTACGGTATGCCGTCTCGTCGTTGCCGTAATCGTCTTTCTCGATTGAGGATTGCGAGAACGAGACGGTCTTGGTGAACGGTATGTCCCATTTCTGCTCGCTCTCGACGTAGATTGACGCGCTCGGGTCTTGGTCGTTCAGCAGAATGCCGTCCTTGCCGACTGGCAGCAGCTTCGTTACGACGCCGCTCCAATCGTACTTGCACGTGAGCTCCTTCAGGTTCTTGCGGTACCTGACGGTCACGCCATTGTCTGCCCCGATTGACTGGCGAAGCTCGATGCGGAAGTTGTCGCGCACCAGATGCCCGCCCCAGCGCTCGATAACCGTTTGAATCGCTTCGTAAAGCGACTTTCTGACGCAGCGGAACGAGTCAATCGTCTGCACGTCCGAGATGGTTACGAACTCGCTCTTCGGCTCCGTGGCTTCGTTCAGGTGGTCGAGCGCCGAGTTTGCCGTCATGTCAACAACATACGAGTCGGCTATGAGGTAGTTCTTGGAATCGTAGAACACGTGCCACGCCTTGAGCGAAACCTTGGTGCTCTTCTTGGTAACGTCCGATATGCGGAACGCCTGCGCGCCCTGCGGTGTGTCCGCGACGATTATCTTCCCGCTCGTAAGATGGTCGGCATATTTGGTGCTCGCTTCAAAATCGAGGTAGTAATCGCCGTTGTCCTTCTTCGTGACCTTGGCCTTCGTCGGCAGAACGACGATATCGCCGTTGGTGGTGAAGCTCTTGTCGGTCGCTTCGAAAACCCTAATCATAGATGCACCTCCGTATATGCCAAGGGGGGGCGCATCGCTGCACCCCCCCCTCATTCTAGCGGCGCGTTGTCTCATGTCGCGCAGTTGGCATGTTGTTTTCGGGCGGTCATGCTCCGCCGATGCGCATGGGCGCTATTTCAGCTCGATGCCGTAAATGTCCTTGTATGCGGCCTTCGTAGCGTCCTTGTACTTCTCGGGAACGCTATCGAACGTCCTGAGTCCCTTGTAGATGAGACGCGCGTAGATGTATCCCATGGTTTAAGCCCCCTCTACGATTCCCGCTACGGCTTCCTGAAGCTCGCTGATTTGCTCGGCGTTGATTTCGTCCTGTCCCTTCACGCGGCTGGTGAAATGGGCAACGACGTTCTCGCCGTCCGTCTCGGCCTTCACGGAAACGGGCACAAGGTGCTGCACAACGGTACCGTCGAACTCAGCACCCTTCAGGTTGTCCTCGGTGAACTCTGCGCGGGTTGCGTCAAGCTCTGCGAACGTCTTAACGACAGCCATGCAATCGAGCGCGGTGCTCGAATCAGTAAAATCATAAGTCTTGCCATTTGCTAACTTGTAAGTTTTTGCCATTGTTTATCTCCTGTTCTCTGTTGAATATTTACCGCCTGCGTGAACCTAATTCATGATAGACCTTCCTCACATTCGTCTTTGCCACAGTTCTCGGGGATACGGAATGCTATTTGCCAGCTAGAGCAACGGCGTAGTTGATTCTGATTGCCTTGTCCCATTTACGGTCAAAATTGACGAAAATGGCACCTGTATTGCTGATGTACGTGCAGCCTTCGACGTGCACCGGTATCCCAACGCCATCTCCATTCATCGCCATCACAACATCTGTATCCCGATTGAAGGCCCTGCCGAACAATCTTACGAACTCATCGCGCGAGAACAAGACACAGGAGTCATCATCGCTGTTCAACACCTTAGTCCCGGTAAACAGCCGTGGCATGTGGGATACGGAATCCCGCACGGTCTTAATCTCCCCAGTCACGGTGGTTGCCGTGGAGTTAGAATCGCTGATTGTGGAACCCTTCGCGATTGAAGACTTCACCTTGCGCAGCACGCCGCCAACGACAACGTAGTCCCCGGCGGTATACGCCTGCGATGCCGTTGTCGAGGATTCGACCGCAGCGCTCGGGACGATTTGGCGCTGAAGCGAAATGCCGTCTGAGCGGTTGATAGTGAAAGTGCTCGTGGTGTTGTCGGTGTATGTGATTGTGTAGGTATCGACGGCCCCCGTGCTCGCGGTCTTGATAATTTTCGAGATGCCGCGCCCGTCCTTGCCCTTGACGTTGCCAATGACGATTTTAGCCATGTTATCCCTCCTGAATTATATAATAGACGTTTCCAGTGCTTCTATCGTATTCGAATCTTGGTGGGGTGCTTGCTGCGTCGCTGTAATATGCGACAAGGTTCCCATCGTTATCTACACCAAGCGAGAAAAGCCCAGATGCAGGCACTGTAATACCTGCATCTCCCTTGTCTCCCTTTGCGCCTGTGTCTCCCTTGTCTCCCTTGTCTCCCTTGAGACCCTGCGGCCCTTGTGCGCCTGTGTCTCCCTTGAGACCCTGCGGCCCTTGTGCACCTGTGTCTCCCTTGTCTCCCTT